ACTAAATCAGGCGAGCAGATCGTTCTAGAAACGCTGGAAGAACTAGATGATGCGATTGTGTATTTGGCGCATCTTCGTGCTAGGTTAGGAAAACTTGCGCAGCTCTAGGCGATCCCTAGACCGTAGATGCCACCTGCTTATGCTTTGTCGGGTGGCATTTACTTTGCCTAAAAACTTAATGAACACGCGGTGTTTTCATTGTTACTTTACAAATGTCATACAGGGCTTTATCGTATAACCAAGCGCAGGACAACCCTGCTTGGATAAAGGAACAAAGCAAATGGGACACGAGGAAATTAAAGCAATCAACGAAGCTATTGAAGCAATGCCAGAAGGCGAATACTTTGATGAACTAGTAAAAGGTCTAATGAGCGCAATCACTCTTATTAGAACTCATGTATTGGATGAAGATGATGCAGAAGCAATTAACTAAATGAAGTTTGTATCCTTATTTGCTGGCGTAGGTGGATTTGATCTGGGCTTAGAACGCTCAGGTCACACCTGCGTTGGTCAAGTTGAAATAGATAAACACGCTAGGTCTGTTCTTGAGTTGCAGTTTCCTAGCGTACCAAAACACAATGACGTAACTACTGCAATAGATTGGGCTGATCAAATTGGACTCACAGGAAACATTGACCTTGTTTGCGGTGGATTCCCCTGCCAAGACCTCAGCGTGGCTGGAAAGCGGGCTGGACTCGCTGGCGCACGAAGTGGACTTTTCTACGATGCTTTGCGTTTCGCAACGCATACCAAAGCAGAAACTATCCTCTTGGAAAATGTGCCGGGACTTCTTTCAAGCAATCAAGGTCGCGACTTCGGAGCAGTCCTCACTGCATTGGCCGACTCAGGGTATAGCAACATTGAATGGCGTTTGCTTGATTCGCAATTCTTCGGAGTCCCCCAACGTCGTAGAAGAGTCTTTGTTATCGCAAGTGTTGGAACAAAACCCTTCAGAGAAATACTTTCTAAGTGCGAAAGCAGCACAAGGAATTCTCAGGCGAGCCAACAAACGGGGCAAGACACTTCCAGCACCGCTACAAACAGCGTTGGAGTCTACGGCCAGTCAAGTTTTGCAGGATACAGAGAGGGTTTAGTTGCTACCTTAGCTGCTTCAGGTGGTGCGTTAGGTGGCGGTAGTGAGTCTTTTTTGGTTTGTTAAAGCTCCCAGAGCGCAGAACCAAGATGATGATGAAACATGGAAGCGGGGGGGGTAACTACTACCCTAAATGCTTTTGATAATGGTGGAGAGAGTAGAGCAACAGTGTTAATTATTGACGGAACGAGAGTAGATGATGTTCGCGTGACAGACGATGAAATTATGCAGACAGTTATTCAACGCTGGGGAACTGGTGGCGGCAACGTACCTGCTATCGCTTACGCTTTAGATTCATTAAGTTCTAATTCTATGAAGTCTAGTAATCCAAATAGTGGGTCAAGAGAAATTACATTGTCAAAAACAATAGATACAAATGCACTTAATCCAGCTGCTAATCAAGGTGGGGTTGCAATAGTAGATCAACCATTACAAGTACGCCGTTTGACTCCTATGGAATGTGAACGCTTACAGGGCTTCCCTGATGGATGGACTGATACACAATCAGACTCGCAGCGTTACCGGCAAATGGGCAACGCAGTAACAGTAAACGTAATTGAGTCAATAGGACAACAACTAGGAAGGGTTAGCAATGGCTGACGAACAGAAAGAAACGAAAGAGAATCTAATTGCACTGAGGCTCAATAATGAGCAGATGCTTGCAGTTAGACAATGGGCGCACCAACACAACGCCAACGTAAGTCAAGTGATCAGATCAGCAATAGAACTAATGACAGGAGCAAAACAATGAGAACACCAAGCGAGCAGTTAGTACAGACAACTTGGATGGCAGACCACAAGCTATTTAACAATCACGATGCAGTCACCCCGGTTGATTGGGCGAAGGTTTGGGAAGTAGTAGACGACCTAGATACAGCGGAGTTTGATGCAAATCAATTAGTGATGGTCGCAGTTCTAGAATTCTTGTGCGGTTCTGAAATGGTTGAAGTTAGCCTAGACGAGATCGCAAATCTGCCTGAGTTAGAACGCCAAGCAGTAGTTGATGCTTTACGCCTTAAGTGGTCTAAGGTCGAGTACCAAGAGAACCTGTAATGGAAAACGACAAAGCAGAAATACACGTTGATCCACTTCCATTTCAGCAGATTCCTAATTGGGTTTTTGAATCTAATGTTTCAGCTACGGCCATAAAGCTGTATTTAGTGCTGCGCAAGAACGGCGATAACAAACGCGGTGTTAGCTTCTGGTCGCGCAAGAAACTAGCGGAGCAACTAGGCACGTCTCCAAACACAATGGATCGGGCTAAAAAGGAACTAATTGAGATGGGAGCGTTGTGCCAGATAAACCGTAAAAATAAAGACGGTGACTGGACTTCTAACCTGTATCACTTGCACTCCTCTAGCATTACAAATTGCAGATATCTATACTCACCGGTGGATAGACCTATACCCACCAGTGGGGATACCCCTATACCCACCAGTGGTGAACTAACTAATAACCATATAGAACTAAGAACCAATGAACTTAATCCTCGCACCTACGGCGACGAGGTAGTTCAGGCTTGCAACTTGCTGGCTGACCTAATTGAAGCCAACGGCTCACGCAGGCCACAGGTGACGGATCGGTGGTTAGGCGACATGGAGCGAATACACCGCATCGATGAACGTAGCTGGGAACAGATCACAAAGGCGATTCATTGGTGTCAGGAGGACGAGTTCTGGCGAGCAAACATTATGAGTCCAGCCAAACTGCGCAAGCAATACGACCAGTTACGTTTGGCAGCACAGCGCAGTACCAAGCAAAGTAAGTTCACTAAGACGATGGACTGGCTTAAGAATCTAGAAAACGAGACCAAGGAAATAGAGCAGTGAACAAAGCAGACGTTGGCAAGGTTTTAGCAATAGCGATGGCTATAGATTCACGGTTGGGTGCGGCTGATGAATCCGCTTTCAGAGCAAAGGTTGAAGGCTGGTCACTAGCTCTAAGCGAGGCGATGGACTTAGAGTTTGCTCGTGACGCCATTGGTAAGCATTACAGATCATCAACCGACTCAGTTATGCCGGCACACCTAAACGCGATGTGGAGCAGTCATAGAAGCCGACAGCACGAAATAGACAACGTGCGAGCTATTGGATCAAGCCCTAGGTCGCAGGGAATGCCTGACCATGTACGTGCCAAATTGGTGGAAATGGGACTCAAGCGACCATAATGGTTTAATGCTTAAAGATTGCGACCATGAAGCCTGGCTAGATTCAGGAATGTGCCTGATCTGCTCCGCGCCTGAGTCGTGGATGTATCTAGCCGCCTGCAACGAAGCGCACCCGGACACTTGCTTTCCAGAAAATGACGAACCGCACCTCTATGACATAGCCCGTCGGTTTTGCGAGGAATGCCCTGTGGTTGGCTTCTGCCTAGAGCTAGGGATTGACGAGAAATGGGGAATGTGGGGCGGAATGACTCCTGACGAACGCTATAAATTGAGCAAATCTCCAAAATTACCCAAGGAAAAGCTAGAAAAGCGGCGTTTTCTCAGGGTTTTTGCGTACACAAATTAATTAAAAATACTGCCCGAAATGGCACAAATTGTCTGCCATCCACGGTAACGTTATACACATAAGCGAACCGCAAGGTTCTAGGACAAAGGAAACAAAATGATTACAACAGCAACAAAGCAAATCTGGTGGGACGGTTCATCAACTACCTGCGTAGAACACATGGGCTTTACCTTGAAGTCAGAAGTGGAAGCGCGACCTCGTAAGAAAAGCCACATCACCTGCTTCGGTCAGGCGTACTTAATGGACGCAGACGAAGTAAAAGCAATTCAGGAAATTATGCAGTCTGAAATCATCTGTGAGTCTTGCTCATACAAGGCTGGTGCGTAATGCGTAACTGGACAGATGAAACAGGACAAGAACACAAAATTACGTTTACACAAACTCACAAAATGTATCGCATCAACGGTTATTGCGATTGCAGTTGGTCGGTTCAAGATTTAGTTTTGACAGCATTTTACAATTTAGAAAATGCTAAAAACTATTTAGAAGGACTACATAAAGAATTTGTCGCAGGCACAGTTTGGTGGGAAGGCAAATAATGAGTAATTGGAACTGGACACCGTTGGCTCGAACCATCGGTTTGCTAATAGAAGCAGTCTTAGTAATTGGGGCTGGCTGGATCTTATTTGTTGGCACGTGGTACGTCCTAGGAGGTAACTAATGGGTTATGTTCCACTGGGTATGCAATACGCCAGTCGCGACCAGAAGTTCTTGATCTACCGACTTTTAATGAGCATCGGTATTAGAGACGATAAAGACCAACGAGACTTTATGAACGTCTTAGTTCTTAAAGAGATTGACCCTAAGAAAATGAGCAAGCAGCAAGCGATAACAATTATTGAAAAGCTACAGCGAATCAAAGCAGATAAGGAAACACGATGAAACAGGAACAACAGGATGCGTTACGCGCACCATTTCCAAAGGAGCAAATTCAAAAACTGCCAACCGGTGGATTACAACTAGATTACGTCAGCCACGCTTGGGTAACAGACCGCTTGCTGCAGGTAGACCCCATTTGGTCTTGGAAGCCACTGGCTTTTACGGAAGCAGGCCTTCCAGCCTTTGACAGCAACGGCGGCCTTTGGATCGAACTTACGATATGCGGTGTCACACGCTACGGCTACGGTGAACCGCAGGGTCGCGACAAGTTTGACATGACTAAGGGCGCAATCGGCAACGCGATCAGAAACGCAGCGATGCGCTTTGGTGTCGCTCTAGACCTATGGGCAAAGGAAGCACCAACAGAATCAAAGCCTGCGCCCAAAGTTACTAAGGAACTAAGCACAGCTACTCAGAAGATGATTGAGCGAATCAATACCGCAGGGTCGCTAATAGAACTAACGCAGGTCGTACCTTTGATCCAAGGCGGCGAGTTTACCGATTCAGAGAAGCGCAACTTGCGCATCATCTTTGACAACAAGAAAGTTGAGTTGGGAGCATGACATTTCTACTAGGCGCAGTCCTTTTCCTACTAGGTGGATTCTTAGGCATGATCCTTATGGCTCTAGCCTTTGCAGTACGCGATAACCTTCCACCTTCCGAGAACCACCCAGCACTTAGGGCGGTGCGCGATGACAACTAAACAAATAGGGATGCAACTAGCTTTAGATGCGCAGCCCGATTGGTCAGAGCAGGCCTTTGAAGCAATCAAACTACTGGCAAAGCGCGGCGGTGAATTTACTAGCGAGGACGTTCTAGCAATAACCGGTTTACCATCAGGCGAGGTTGGTCAGCATAAAAACAACGCATCAGGCGCAATCATGAACAAGGCGGCGCGTGCAGGCATTATTCGTAAGGTTGGTTACGGCACAGCAAAGCGCAAAGCCTCACACGGCGCAGTCCTAGCGATCTGGGTGGGCAATGTATAGCTTTTGGATTGACGGCGAGCCAGCACCGCAGGGTTCAAAGAATGGCTTTGTGAAGAATGGTCGCGTGGTACTGGTGGAATCAAGCAAAAAGGTTAAGCCTTGGCGCGAAGCCGTAGCTCGCACGACGCAGTCGCAAGTTCCCTGCCCATTGCAGAACGCAGTAGAGGTTGCTTTGGTGTTCCATTTGCCTAGACCTAAAACGGTTACTCGAAAGTGGCCAGCGGTCAAGCCTGACTTAGACAAGCTAGTGCGCAGCACATTCGATGGGCTTACAACCGGTGGTCTTTATACCGACGATGCCCTAGTTATAGCTCTAAGCGCGTCTAAGCAGTACGCCACAGACCGTATTGGATGTCAGGTAATTGCTAGCGAGGTGAATGATGTTTGATGTATCGCAGGCCAACTGCCTAGGCGTAGACCCTGAGCTATTCTTTCCAGTCGGAGCAATCGCGCCGTCAACCGAATCAACACTTAGACGAATCTGTATGAATTGCAACGTTTTCTGGGACTGCTACGACTACGCTCTAAACGTGAAAGTCGACGGCTATTGGGCAGGTACAACTGAAACCTACAGAAGAGCACTAAGGAAAGAATTAGGGATCGAAGCTATGCGAATAGACGAACCCTATAAAGAAACCTTTGATTCACAAACAAAGGATGCAAGAAGCAAACGCGCTGAACGCCAGCGCATGAGAGAAGCAGGATAAAACAATGGCATTACCAACTATCACAGCACAGGGAAATCTGGTCTTTGAGCCAGACTTTCAAGTAACCGCATCAGGCATTAGCCGTTGCAAATTACGCATCGCGTGTAATGAAAGACGCAAAAATCAAGACGGTACTTGGTCAGACGGTGAAACCTCATTCTTTGACATCGTATTGTGGCGCGGTTTAGCTGACGCGGCAGCCGATACCTTTAAAAAGGGTGCGCCGATCCTAGTAGTCGGTAAGGTACGCGTTTCCAAGTATGAAGATAAGAACGGCGTAGAACGTACATCGGTGGAAATTACAGCCGATGAAATTGCTGCCGTAGTCAAAGCAAATAAGCAGAAAGAAACAACACCAGAAAGCGACCCTTGGTTATGATTATCGCCTTAATTCTTTCAGTAGTATCCGTTACGGTTTTAACATTCCTTGCCGGGTACAAGTTAGCAATGAAGCACTATGTTTACGATTATGACGAGATGATGCGTTTAGTAAACGCTGACAACGCAACAGGTACGCCAATCTTTGCAGCTCTTGATCGTGAGTGGAAGTACACAGAAGAACTAAACAGGCCATTTACCGATGAAAAGTAAATGCCACGTTTGCAGGCGTGAATCTAAGCAAACAGAGGGCTGGTGGTCAGTCTATGAGCTACAACGTCAGTACGAGTTATGCCCTAGTTGCTACCGTAACAAAAGCCTGCTGGCATACCGGGACACAATCATTGAAGCCCTAGAAGCTATCAAGATTACAGACCAAGAGCCAGCACTTCATGTAGCAATGCAAGTAATGAAGCAGCACTGTATTGGCAAGGTCAGGGACTTACCGTTCAATGACTAAGCCAATAAGACCACGCTCTAAAAAGATGGAAAGCCTGTACGCAACTCAACGGCGTAAGTTAGTCAAAGAGTTGCTACGGGACTTCCCACCTTGTCAGCGTTGCGCTGTGGCTTATGCAACAGACGTACACGAGATCAAGACAAGGGCTAGAGGTGGAAGCATTGTGGACAAAGATAACCTTGCGCTGTTGTGCAGACCTTGCCACACCTACATAACGCAGAACCCGGCAATCGGCAAGGCTGAAGGCTGGTTAAAGAATAGTTGGGATGACTAATGACTGAACCAAATGGCATCTGTCGCGCTGGATGCGATACGCAAGACCACGAAAGCTACTGGGAATGCCTGCAGGCTGCCAACGTGTCAATAGACAAGACAAGCCTTAGAACTTAATAGAATAAGCGCATGAACTGGACTGACACAGTAGGCGTGACCATTCACAATGACCTAGTCCGCAGTGCGCTCAAGAACAAGCCTGATGCAGACCGCCAAAAGCTAGAGAAGAGCGTTGTTAACCTTTCGCTCAGCGTAGGTATAACACGCCAAGCAATAGCAGACGTACTTGAAGCAGAACTAGAAGCGATGGTTACATACCGCGTTTTAGGTGATCCAAGCATTACGCTTGAGTACCTAGCAGGTCTGCAATCAGCCGTGGACTTAGTTAGATACGGCATACACCTGAGCGATGGGCTAGAGCAATGACCACGATAGTAACTACAACCGGCAATAACTTTTGTACGCTTACAGCCGACCAAGGTATTACGTCAGACCTTATTCATCCTGATATGCCTAAGATCGTTCAGCAAGACACGTGGCTTATCGGTGTAGCTGGGAGCGCAAGAGTCTGCGACCAACTTCAGTATTCAATTGAGTACCCAAAGCCACCCGTTGAGGTAGTTAAGTCTGGCGAATGGATGAAGTGGTTAGTTACCAAGGTGATCCCACTAATAGACGACACAGTTAAAGACACCGACATGGATGCCGAAGCCCTACTAATCACACACGGCAAAGCATTCCTTGTAAGCGAGAACCTAAGCGTGCTCACTGCCGCGCCTTACTGGGCTATTGGATCGGGAGCAGACCTAGCCCTTGGCTCACTAGCTGATAAACAATACAAACCTGATTGGCACAAGAACCACGACCTATCTGCGCTACGAGCTATGGAAGCAGCAAGTATGCACGACCCCAATACTCGGGGGACACTAGACCAGTACCGCTCCTATACCAGCGGCAAGGTTATGGCTAGATCAAGTGGCATTCAATAAACCTTGTTTGAAGTGCAAGGCACTGCATCGAAACCCATCTCTATGTGATACCTGTCAGCAGGTTGCTAACGCCAACCGCAACGCCAATAGACCGCACTATAAGGGTAGTTATGCTAAGCAAGCAAAGCAGATCAGAGATACAGCTACTGTCTGCTGGTTATGCGGACAAGGTCGCAGGATTGATGACCCCTTTACCGCCGACCACTATTACCCCGGCGATCCGTCAAGCCCGTTGATACCAGCGCACCGATCCTGTAATAGTCGCAGAGGCAACAAACCCCCCACGTATTAAGGGGGGACGGGTAAAAATCCCACAGACAGGCACAAAGGAATACCCCGACCCAATCTTCTGTGCGCCACCGCGAAATTCACAGTTTGGCAAAGTGGCGGATTTGCGCGGTTTTCAAATAGACTGAGGCCATGAATGAACTGCGCATCGAAACCGTAAACGTAAACAGCCTCACGCCTGATCCAGCCAACGCTCGCAAGCATGACGGCAAGAACCTAAAGGCAATCGCTAGCTCGCTTGAGAAGTTTGGGCAGCGCAAACCAATCGTCGTAACTCCCGACTCAATCGTCGTGGCCGGCAACGGAACACTTGAAGCCGCTAAGTCTTTAGGCTGGACAGAAATTGCTGTTGCTCGCACACCTGTCGGTTGGACTTGGGATCAGATCAAAGCCTTTGCTCTCGCTGACAACCGCACCGCCGAACTTGCTGAGTGGGACGACAAGGTTCTCGCTGACCAGTTGCTTGAACTCGATGCCAACGGCTGGGAACTTGAGGATCTAGGCTTTCCAAGTCTTGAACCACCTGCTGGCAATCTAGAAGATGAAGATCCGCTTTCGTTCGAACCGCCAGAGGAACCGGTCACCAAGTTAGGTGACGTTTATAAGCTAGGCCAGCACTATTTGGTCTGCGGTGACGCTACTGATGCGACTTGTTATGAAAAGGTTTTGCAGGGTCGAAAGGTAGATGCTGTCTGGACAGACCCACCATACGGAGTGGCTTACGTTGGCAAGACTAAAGATGCGCTGACAATTCAAAACGACAAGTTAAACCTAAACGAGTTAACTCAGTTGCTTCTTGATTCCTTAGGTAAATTGCTTACACACACCAAAGGCGGATCGGCTTGGTACGTTGCCGCACCGCACGGACAGATCGGGCTTGCATTTTCACAAGCGTTGAACGAGCTAGACGTCTGGCGTCATAGCTTGGTATGGGTAAAGAACACTTTGGTTATGGGTCGCGCTGATTACCATTACAAGCATGAGGTTATTTATTACGGCTGGACACCGGGCGGTAGTCACAACTGGTACGCAGATAGAAAGCAAACCACTGTGATTGAAATTGACCGACCTTCGCGCAATGCGGAACACCCAACAATGAAGCCGATTGATTTGATTAACTATTGCTTGAGCAACTCAAGTCAAAAGGGCGATTTGGTTTTTGATCCGTTTGCAGGATCTGGTTCGACTTTAATTGCTTGCGAGGGAACTGGAAGAGTTGCCGCGTGTATTGAACTCGATCCAAAGTACTGTGATGTAATTGTTAAACGTTGGGAAAATCTAACAGGCAAGACTGCTGAACTTTTAGGACAATAAATGCCTCCTCGTGGCAGACCACCAAAACCGATAGAGCAAAAACGTCTTACTGGTAATCCCGGCAAGCGCACGCTTCCAGATCAAAAAGAACTGGTGCTGTTGCCGTCTGCCTATGACATCCCAGAACCTAATCGACCACTGGGTAGCGCAGGCACAGAACTTTGGGAACGCATCTGGGGTATGGGTCAAACGTGGCTAAGTCCACTGACCGACATTGAGATTTTGCTTATGACTTGCGAGCTACTAGACGAACGCCGCAATCTGCGCATTCAGGTCTTGCAAACCAATAGATCAGATGAGCGCAAAGCACTGCGAGATCTAGATCGGCAGCTAGTGGCTAACCTTTCGCTTCTAGGCTTTACGCCAACAGACCGATCACGCCTTGGTGTGGCTGAAGTAAAGCGTCAGTCAAAGCTAGAGGAGTTGAAGTCGCGTGCCAACCAAAATTGAATCTTGGCCACCAACTTGGGTTACTCCTGTAAACAAGGCTGCGCTTACTAAGTCGCGTGGCTGGGAAGTTTCAGAGTTTATAGATACCTTTGCTATTCAGACCAAGGAAACCGTTGCCGGCTACGCAGGTGACAAGATGCAACTTCGCGATTGGCAACACGAACTTATGCGTCACCTATTTGCAGTTGGCCCGGATAAAAAGTTCAGGCATCGCACCGCGCTTATAGGCATGGCCCGGAAGAACGGCAAGAGCGCAATCGGTTCAGGCATCGGCCTTTGGTCTTTGATTATGGGGCCGGCAGGTGGCGAGGTTTATTCCTGTGCAGCAGATAAAGATCAGGCACGCATCGTTTTTGCTGACGCAAAAAGAATGATTGAGGCAGAGCCAGAACTAGCTGAACTTTGCAACGTCTATCGGGATGCCGTAGAAGTACCTGCAACTGGTTCTGTTTACCGCGTTCTATCCAGCGAGGCCTTTACTAAAGAAGGTCTTAGCCCGACGATGGTTATCTTTGACGAGCTACACGCCGCGCCTAATCGTGAACTCTTTGACGTAATGCAACTTGGTATGGGCGCTAGACGTGAGCCAATGCTTATCGGGGTCACAACTGCAGGAGTAAAGGCAGACTCCTCTGGGCAGGATTCAATTGCATACAGCCTTTATCAATACGGCAAGCGCGTGGCTCAGAAAGAAATAGAAGATCCCAGTTTCTTCATGGCTTGGTGGGAAGCGGAACAAGATGCAGACCACCATTTAGAGGAAACTTGGAAACAGGCTAATCCTGCTTACGGTGATCTGAACGACCCCAAAGATTTTGAAGCTATGGTCAAGCGAACTCCAGAAGCAGAGTTTAGAACCAAGCGTTGCAACCAATGGGTAAGCAGTCAGACCGCTTGGCTACCTAACGGTGCGTGGGAAGAGCTAGAAACCAAGCGTGAGATAACTCCAGACGTTCCAGTTGTCTTAGGCTTTGACGGTTCGTTTAGCGGTGACGCTTCCGTGATTATTGGCGTGACTGTGGAAGATCAGCCTTATGTCTTTATGGTTAAGGCTTGGGAAAAGCAACCTGAAGATGATGACGAATGGCGTGTGGACATCCTAGAAGTAGAAAACACAATCATTGACTTTTGCTCTAAACATAACGTTAAAGAAATAGCCTGTGACCCTTTCCGTTGGCAACGCACAATGCAGGTCTTGGAAGAGGCAGGATTTCCTATTGTTGAGTGGCCGTCGACTTCGCCTGCTCGCATGGTTCCGGCTTGCGCTAAATTTTATGACGCGGTTGTGTCTAACAAGCTAACCCACGACGGTAATCCGCTATTGCTTAGACACTTACAGAATGCTGTAGTTAAAACAGATCGATTAGGGCCACGCATCGTAAAAGAACATCGCGGCTCGCCAAGAAAGATAGATGCGGCAGTTGCTAGTATCATAGGATTTGATAGGGCAACTGTTTCAAGAGAAGAACCCGTTGTACCCCAGTTCTTTAGTTTCTAGGAGTTTGCGTTGATCCCAACTATCCTGCAAGTAGTAGGTCTGGCAACAATCTCAATAGGACTCGGTTTGTTTATCCTGCCATTAGGAATTGTCGCTGCTGGTGTGTCTTGCTTACTCATCGGTATTGCGATTGAGAAGGGTCAGTAA